CAGGCCGCGTACAACACCTACTACTCGCTGTACGTCAACGGCGCGCTGTACGCCAGCTTCCTGACGCCGACCGGCACCAGCGGCTCCGACGCCTGTCCAGACACCAGCACAATTGCTGCAAACCTCCGCAACCAGCTCGCCGCCAACGGCTTCACCACGCTGCTCGACGGCTCCGCGATCACTATCACTAACTTCCAACCTAGCTGGACAATCCAGACGCAGGGCGGCGGCGGTGACAAGATGGTCCGTGGCTTCATCAGCGACGTGCAGAGCTTCTCGGACCTGATGCCTGTGATGTTCGATGGACGCATCTTCAATATCGCAGCCGATATGGAGACCGCGAACGACGACTACTACGTGGTTTACAAGCAGGGCATCTGGCAGGAGACTGTTGCGTGGGGCGCTGGCGAACAGCTCGTCCCGACCACCATGCCGCACGTCCTGATCCGCAACGCGGACGGGAGTTGGACCTTCAAGCCTCATACGTGGGGTGCGCGGCAGGTAGGCAACGCCAACAGCAGCAAGACTCCGTCCTTCGTTGGCTTCACCATCAATGACGCCTTCACGTTCACCAACCGCCTCGGCTTCCTGGCTGACGAGAACGTCATCCTGTCCGAAGCTGGCAACTACGAGAACTTCTACCGGACCACCACGGCGCAGCTCCTCGACAGCGATCCCATCGACATCGCGGTCCTGCACAACAACGTGGACATCCTGTATCACTCGGTTCCGTACAACCGCGATCTCCTGCTCATGTCTGAGAAGGATCAGTTCCGACTGACCTACCAGAACTACGTGGGACAGAAGACCACGCGGGTGGAATACTCGACCAGCTTCAACGTCTCCAAGCGGAACAAGCCGATGAATGTCGGCAACAGTGTCTACTTCGTTGACGACCGGTCTGACTACGTCTTCGCCAAGCTCTTTGAGTTTGCCCCGCAGGACAACGCCACGACCGACGACGCTGACGAGGTCACGGCTCCTATACCCGAGCTGATCCCGTATGACGTGGACTTCATGGCGGCGAGCAACCGCTCCAAGGCCGCAGTCATGCATTCGCGCAGCAGGCCGACCGAGCTGTACGCCTACAAGTTCTTCTGGTCCGACAATAAGAAGGCTCAGAATGCTTGGGGCGTGTGGTCGTTCGACGACGCCGACCGTATCCTGTGGGCCGACTTCAACGGCAACTTCCTCTACATGCTGATCGAGCGCAACGGCTCGACCCATTTGGAGAGGATGCGAACCGATGAGGACGTGTGGGACACCGACGAGAACCAAGAGGTGATGCTCGACCGCAGGGTCACGCTCGCTCCTAGCTCCATTGCTTACGATAGCGCGACTGATACATCAACGCTGACGCTGCCCTACACGGCTGGCGTTGCGCCTGAGGTGATCCTAAAGAATGTCTCGGAAGAGATCACTGGCCTTCGGCCTGAGGTCACTGTCGTGGACGAATCGCACATCCGAGTTGATGGCGACGCACGCGACTACGAGGTCACGGCTGGCATCCCCTACGAGATGTTCTACGAGTTCTCCACGATCTACATGCGGCAGCGCATCTCGGGCACCGGCTCTTACCAGATCATCCAAGATGGTCGGCTTCAGATCCGCTACCTGACCGTCGAGTATCACGACACGTCCTACTTCAACGTGACGGTGACGCTGCCGGGCCGCATGCCATTCATCACCAACTTCTCCGGTCAAATCCTTGGCTCGGATAACGAGCTGGGGCGCCAGCCGGTCGCTACGGGCAAGATCCGTATCCCGGTCATGAGCGAGAACCTGAAGGCACGCATCGCCCTGTCGAACGACACGCCCTTCCCTTGCGCATTCGGCGCAGCGGAGTGGCAAGCGATCTACTCCCCGAAATCAGCAACGAGAATTTCGTGAACCTAATTCGTCCCCTCTCCATGGACGACATTGAACACGTTGCTACCAACATGCGCAAAGAGGATATCGAAGAGTGCGAGGCCGGTGGCCTTTCACCCTTCGGTGCCCTTGCCATGAGCATCGAGAACTCAATCGTCGCCAAAGTTCTGGTAGCGCCCGACACCGGAAAGGCCGGTGCCATCCTCGGCGTCTGCCACGGTTTCAGCCCTTCTTGGGGAGCCATATGGCTACTCGGAACCGATGACATCAAACGTCACCGTCTGACCTTCTGTCGCCAGTCCCGGCGAACACTGCCCCTGCTCTACGAAGAGAGTGGCAAGGAGGTCTTCTATAACTACACCTACGTCGGGAACGAGGTCCACCATGCGTGGCTTCGATGGCTAGGTTTCACATTCATTCGCAAAGTCCCCCTACCACCCCACGGACAGCACTTCTACGAGTTCGTGAAGATCAAAGGATAACTACATCACATGTGCATGATGATGGCGGGAATGGCGCTCGGCATCGTAGGTGCCATCGGCCAGTACGCCGCTCAAAAGAAGGCGACCGACGACTACAACAAGCAAGCTGCTATCGCCCATCGTGACGCCATGATCGCCGGTACGAACAAGTATCGAGACAACGACAGCAAGTTCATCTACGACGCGAAGTCGCTCAACCAGCAGGGCTACAAGGCCGCGCTGAACGGGCGCGAAGAGATGGCCAAGGGCCTCGCTTCATCGGGCGGCATGGGCATCGATCCCAGCTCCAACACCCTCGACAACCTCATGTCTTCGTCGCGCCAGATAGCCGCGCAGAACGAGGCGAACGTGCAGACGAAGCGCGATGAGAACTTCGACAGCCGCAACAACAACGCAGCATCAATCACGTCCGAAATTCAAGGCCGCATCAACGCAGTCCCCTTCAAAGCCCAGCCCTCACCGCTTGGCATGATCCTCGGTATCGCTAACTCAGCGGTCGGCGGCATGGGAGGTGGCGGCGGAATGTCGGGCTTCTTCGGCTCCACCTCGCCGGGTATCGGCACCAGCTTCGGATAATCCATGGCCATTGAAATGAACGACCCCTACGGCGGGGGCCAGCCTGACGTACAGTTGGGCCGGTCCTCCCTGCCGGTTAGGGAGACCTACACTAATCCCGCTGCTGGCGCTCAGGCGCGCTACAGCGAACAGATGTCGAGCGCGGATCAGATCGTGCGTGCGCTGTCTGGCCTGTCCTCGACCTTCAAAGAACAGGGCGAGAAACAGCAGGCGCTGACCGACAAGCAGGCCGTCCTGAACGCGGACCTTGTCAACGGCGGCAACGAGCTTGTCCAGAACGGCGGACCCGGCGGACTGATGTCCAAGGGCACACCTGGCTTGGGCTCGCCTGACGGCTGGGGCATGAACCCGGTCGCCAGCCCGGCCACGCAGATGACGATCAACAACATGAAGGGCAAGCAAGCTGCTGCTCGGATCGTCGCTGAAGATCCTGTCATCGCTCAGATCAATGCCAACGAAGCGTTGAAGACCGACCCGGCAGCTTACAACCTCGCTCTCCGCACGCGCCTCTCGCAGCTTGAGAAGGAAGCTCCTAACCCTTACGGTGACAGTGCCGTTGGTAACGTCTACCGGGGTGGCATCGCCTCGACCTTCCGATCCTTCGCAGACCAGCGCAGCTCCGAAGCCTTCTCGGCCTCGGTCGAAGAGATTAAGAAGATCAACCACGCTGCGGCTGAACAGGATTCGAACACTGTCGCTCCCAAGACTGCAACACAGATTGCCGCTTTCAACGCCGCAAAGTCAGCCGGTGTCGATCCCGCCAAGCTCTACCAGTACGTCGCCCTTGAGAATGGCAAGTGGGACAACCACGCGGTCTCAAGCAACGGCTCTGTTGGTCTCACGCAGATCAATGACGCCCGATGGGCCGACATCAAGCAGCGGCTCACCCGAGAAGGCAAAGGTGACATCGCCGCGCAGCTCACCGACCGAACCAATCCGGCGCAGAACGCAACCGCGTGGGCTTACGAGTACGACTACAATGCAAAGCAAGCAAAGGCTGTCCTCGGTCGAGAACCGTCTACCGCTGAAGTCTACATGTACTGGCAACAGCCAGCCAAGGCTGAAGGTATCCTCCGCAATCAGGACGCCCTCGTTCGCGACGCAGTAGCAGGCAACGTCATCCGCGCCAACCCGTCGATCTACGGCGATGGCAACATGACGGTGAAGCAGATGCTCGCCAACGTGAACCAGCGTGCCAACGCCGGTAGCGAAGTGCATACGCAGTATCACGACGTCCGCACGACTGAGCGCAAGCTCATCACGCAGGACACTTGGTCGGACAACCTGACCAAGAACGGCTACAAGTGGACCGACTTCAAGAACAGCGGCCAGTATGGTGGCAAGGGTCAGATCGATTCCCGCACCGTCATGGCGCTCGATCAGCTCTCGACCTTCATGGGCCGAAAGATCGGCGTAACCTCCGCTCATCGCGACGACGCCTACAATGCCGACGTCACCGGCACCTCGACGAAGAACCACCAGACCGGCGACAGCTTCGACATCGACATCAAGAACCCTGAGGACCAGAAGAAGGCCGCTCAGTTCCTTGCGTCTATCGGTGCGCGGGGCATCGGCGTCTACAACGGCCACATGCACTTCGACTTCGGCACCGGTCGCCCCAATCAGGCCAAGGATGTCAACACATGGTCGAAGGGCGGTCTCGATCAGGCTTCGCTTGACGCAGCCGTGTCCGCCGGTCGCGCCAACGCTGGCAACGGCAACTACATGCGAGCCACGGGCTTCCAAGGTAAACCCATGGACCCGATGGAAGCTCAGATCCAGCGGCTCAAGACCCAGTATGGCATCGCGCCCAGCGAAGGTCGCGCTATGGTCTTGGCGTCCACCACGAAGATGGCGCTCAACAGGGCCTACAGCGGTGACGCTGCTGGCGCACAGGTCATGATCTCCGATGCTCGTAACACCTTCGGTGCCCTCAGTGCCGACGACGAGCTGAAGTTCAATCAGGCCCACCAGCAGATCAACGAAGTCCAGAACACGCTCCGCAGTCGCAAGACCCAGCAGGATGCGTTCGAAGCTTCGGAAGCTCTCAACGGCCAGATCAAGGCAGCAGAGGAACACGCCGCCAAGAACCCTAACGCCGGTCCCTACCAGATCGACGAGAGCAAGTTCCCGGCGACCGCTGCTGGCTACGAGGCCAAGAAGAACGCTCGCATCATTGCGCTCAACATCGGCGGCATCGACGCGGACACCAGCCAGAGCAACCTGCTTCAGGCGAAGTCCGAGATCAGCGGTGACTACGATAAGTTCGCTAAGAAGTACGGCTTCGAAGATGGAGCCAAGGTGAGCCCGGCCCAGCTCAAGGCTGCGATCTATCAGCAGTCGCCCGGCCAGTTCACCCCAGCTCACATCAACGAGCTGATGGCGACCTACGAAGGGCATCGAGTTCTCGCACCTCAGTCGGTAGGCGAGGCGAAGACCCAAGCCAAGATCATGGAAGCCGAGATCGAGTCCGCGTTCACGATGAACAGCGGAGCTATCTCTGCGATCACCGCAGCGAACGCTCAGGACAAACTGATCCAAGGCTCCGCTACCGATCCCTACTCGGCCTCGAAAGAGATCAGCAAGTATGTCGGCATGACCAGCAACTACTTCCAGCAGAACTTCGCTGCGCGCTACAAGGCCGAGATGCTTTCCAACAACGGCGCTCCGCTCGCGGGTGCGCAGAAGGAAGCCATCGGTCGCGCTGCGCTCGAAAGCACCCGCATCTACGCACAGTCCCTCTCCAAGGTTATCGAGGCCAACAAGGCTGACATGGCCAAGGTCGGTCCTGCCGCGTTCTCGATCCAGAACCCTGCCCAGCAGTTCGACCAGTCGATCATGGCCGCTGAGAAGACCCGCCTCGGTGAGGCAGGCTTGGTGGCCGCGAACGTGAAGTATCCCGGCATCCCGCAGGGAGCGTTCGTCAAGATCGGTGACGACGGCAAGCCGGTGATGACGCCAGACGGCTCGTACCGCATGTTCACCGCGAACAACGAGGTCTTCTACTTCAAGCCTCAGTACAACGTGGTCCCCGAAGGCGCACCACAGCCGACTGCAGCTCCCGCAGAGCTTCAGCCACCCGCCGCACCGGCAGCACCAGCGAAACCCGCTGACCCGCAGTTGGACAACGTCAAGGCGTTCTTCAACAAGCTGAAGGTCGATGGCGCGATCCCGAAGTTCATGCAGTGGCTGGAAGAGCAATCCAAGGCCAACCCTCCGTCTAACGGACCACCCACTCTCACCCCGCAGTAACAGCCGCGATCAGTAGCGACGACTGCGTACAAGCCCTCGGCATTCACTTGCCGGGGGCTTTCCAATTTCACTCACAAGGTATCAACATTGCCAGTCACGATCCTGTATCAGGGCAACCCCCTGACGTTCCCCAATCTTGATAGCCCCGATGAGGCTTACAAGCAGATGGGCGAAACCTCCCCGTCTGCCGCGCCGGTTAGTCAGAGCGCAGCTCCTACCTCGCAGAAACTCACCCCGATCAACGCCCCGAACGGCATCGATCCATCCCTACTCGCAACTAACAAAGACTGGCTCGCTGCCAGCCGCACGCTCTACAACTCCACCCAAGGCCACGATTGGGACAAGACGAAGCCCGACGCCGAACTCGCTGAGTTTGGCTTGGATCGCATGGCTCGCTTCTCCTACAACCTCCCGCTCATGGGCGTGGATGCGCTGTCGCTGAAGGAAGCTCCCGAAGACCAGAAGAAGGCCTTCCTCTTCCTGCTCGATAATTTCGAGAAGGTTGACTACTCGTGGGCCGGTGCTGGCCGCTTCGCCAAGTACGCCGCGCTCGACCCGACCAACTATGTAGGCCTCGGCACGCTCGGTGTCGGTGCTGCTGCGGCTGAAGGCGCTCGCCTGACCACCTCGGCTGGCATCAAGGCCGCGCTGAAGGTCGGCATCATCGGCGGCATCGAAGGCGCTGCCTACGGCGGTGCCCAGCAGCGTCTCGAACAGGAAGCCCGTGTCAACACTGGCGGTCAGGACGCGGTCAATTATGGTAAAGTCGCGCTCGGCGCTGGCATTGGCGGCGGTTTGGGCTTCGCGCTCGCTCCGCTGATCACGGTCGGAATGAACAGTTTTGGCCGAAATGTGGCCAAGGATGCAGAGGGGGCAATCCCCTCCATACTGCATAAGCCTACCGATGTTCCACCTGTAGAGTACAGCACCCAGCCGTCTCTCGACCTCGGCAACATGGCCAACCCCAATCAGGCCGCTCAGGCCACTGCGGACGTGGCAGAACGTCAGGGCCAGCTCGGCTTGCCCGAGACCGCCACCCAGCCGACCTTACCTGGCTTCGCTCAGAACGACCTCTCCAAGACGGTCCCGTTCAACGAGCTGCCGGTAGAAGGCCGTGTGGACGCCCGTCCCGACTTCCTCATGCCCACCCCGCAGTCCACGATCTCCGAAGAGGCCGACCGCCTCATGGCGAAGTGGAATGTGCAGGAGCAGGCTGACCTCTTCCCCAATCACCCCGCCGATCCCCGGCTCCCGGCGACTGCCAAAGATGGCACGATCAAACTGGAGAGTTCGACGGCGCAAGGCTCCCTATTCGACAGCCTGCCGGAAGCCACCCATACGTCCATCGACGATGCGGTGTCCAAGGCTGCTGAACTCAACGCAGCCACTGCTGGCTCCCCGCTGGCCAAGGCTAAAGGTATCTATGAGAGCGTCCCCAAGCCCAAGCCGTCCGAGAAGATCGGTGGCACTGAAGGCCCGACCCTCTCCGATCTGAAGCGACTGCTCAACGACGTTGGCAGCACCGTGAAGGATCAGTCCGCTCGCGGCTGGACACAGCTCACCGATGTCAGCGACCCGCTGGCCCGTGCGCTGATGCACATGACGCCGGAAGATGCTCGCAACCTCGCTCGCCAGTTCTCGCACTCCGCGATGACGCAGGACGAGTTCAAGGGCTACACCAACGCCACCATCAACGCGCAGAACGCCATCAAGCGTTACATCGACGGTCTGCTCTCCGACCGCACGCTCTCCAAGACTCCAGAAGCCAAGCAGTTCTTCACCGACAAGATCGTCGTTGCTGAACGGATCATGGACCCACTGAAGACGCTCGCGAAGGAAGCTGGCACCACGTCAGGCGCTACGCTCGTGCAGCACCGCCAGAACCTGTTCAAGGGTCTGCAGCGTGACATCAACCTCGACAGCGTCCTGAAGGACATGGGCCTTGACCGGCTCCTGGCTACGAAGGACCAACAGGCCGACGCGATCCAGAAATGGTTCACGGGTATGGCCGACCAGACCGAACGCCTTGAGAAGATCGACAAGCTCGTCAACCTCAAGCGTGAGCTGACCGAAGCGATCTCGCCGGAAGACTACACCGCTCGCGGTGAAGCCTACGCGCAGGCCCTCGCTGACGTGAAGCGTGAAGAGCTGGGCGGCATGTCTCCCGCTGGCCAGTTCAACGAAGCTCGCAAGCGTTGGATGTCTGACACCGGCTCCTTCCTCGCACACACCGTCCTCTCGCCTTCGTCTCTCACGGTCGGCGCTGTCTCGAACGCCTCCATGGTCTTCTCCCGCCCGACCCTCGACTTCATTGCGAGCGGTGCGGACAAGATCGCGTTCAAGCAGATGACCGCAACCTACGGAGCGATGTTCCGCGTGGCTAACGCCGCGTTCGCACAGGCTCGCCTTGCATTCGAAACGGAACGTGCCCTGCTCACCGGCCTCGACCCCAAGTGGGTGGAGAACGGCCTCAAGAGCATCGAGAGCGAGACCGGCCAGAGCAACATCACCAAGTTCATGGGCCGCAACGCTGTCCGCATCTGGACCCGCTTGCTCAACGCCACGGACGAGTTCTTCCAAGTCGTATCGTATCAAGGCTTCGTCGAAGGCAACGCAGTGGCCAAGGCCCTGCTCGCCGCGAAGGACCAAGGTCTGGATAAGGCCGCGACCGACGCGATGGTGAAGGACTACGTCAAGCACGTCCTCGACAACGCCTACACTAAGAACCCCGACAACCTGACTATCGGCATCCTCCGCGATACCGGCATCAAGAAGGGCTACAAGGGCGACAACCTGAAGCTCTACATCCAGAACCAGCTCGACGAGAACCCCAAGCTCCTGCGCCGGGCAACCGACGAGGAAGGCATCAGCTACACCAACGATCTCCTGTTCAAGCGGGAGTTCTCCGGTGATAACTCCGCATCGAAGCTCGCCAAGGGCTACGAGGCCGCGATCCGCGCTCACCCTGAGTTGCGTATCATGGGACAGCTCTTCTTCCGAACGCCCGTCCGCGTGTTCGAGGCTGGCATGCGGCTCACGCCGGGTGTCCAGTATGTCGTCCCGAAGTTTTGGGATGACCTCGCAGGCAAGAACGGCATGGCTCGCGAAGTGCGTGCCCGTGGTGAGATGCTCATCTCCTACGGCGTCGCCACCTCGATCATCACCGCATTCGCTACCGGCACACTCACCGGCTCGGGCTACAACCTGAGCGCCCCGCAGAAAGAGAAGCTCACAGCCGCTGGCTGGCGCCCCTACTCTCTGAAGGTTGGTGACAAGTACGTCAACTATCGCAACTACGATCCGATCTCGACCCCGGTCAAGATCATCGTCAACGCGATGGAGCGATTGCAGAAGACGAACATCCGCATCGCGCAGGGCGAGATCGAACACAAGACCGTCTTCGAAGACGTGTTCTCCTACGTGGGCCTCGCTATGGCCTCTGTCCTCCAGTCCGTGCAGGACGCCAACCTCACCTCAGGCATCACCGATGCCGTGAAGTTCTTTGAGATGGCGGCTGACCCGGAGCGTAAGGAAAACAGCTTCAGGCAGTTCGTCGGCAGCAAGGCCCAGCTTCTGGTGCCTAACGCGGTTCGACGTGGTGTGAAGTTCTTCGGCGAAGGCCAGAACGTGCAGACCGATGCCTCGACCATGCCTCAGGTAATGGAAGCTATCATCAACCCCGGCAGCGACCGCGTCACTGATAAGTTCGACGCGCTGGGCAACAAGGCCTCGACGCAGCAGCAGGGCTTCTTCCCGTACATTGGTATCGACGCTCAGGGCCGCGAGGCTCGTGATCGCGGACTGAAGGAACGGGACGTGCAGACGCTCGGCAAGATCGCCGACCTGACGTTCAAGACCGGCCAGACGTTCACTCCGTCCTCCAAGATCGGCAACATCGATCTGAAGGAAGAGATGACGGCTGACGGCACCAGCACGCTGTTCAACAAGGTCATGCGCGAGTTCAACAAGAACATGCCTGACGCAGCCGCCACCTTCTTTGAGAAGGCTGGCCACCTCCCGACTGGTCGCAAGGGCGTTAGCCCGAAGGGTGACGCATTCTCCCGCGTCAGCTCGGCGCAGTGGAAGGCAGCAATCGCTGTCACCGCTCGCACTGAGCCCTCGATCAACAAGGCTGTGCTGGATCAGCTCGGCATCAAGCAGGATGTCCAACGCGGCAACCGCGAAGTCGGCACTCCGTCATTTCTCCAATAAGGAACCTTAATGTCTCTCTACAACACCTACGTCGATTACGTGGGTGACGGGACGACCACGGATTTCCCGGTCCCGTTCACCTACCTCGACGTGAAGGATGTTGACGTAACAGTGGGTGGCAGCGATGCCACCTACTCGTTCCTCAATCCTAACACTGTCCGCATCCTGCCGACCCCGGCAATGGGTGTGGGTGTGCGCCTCGCGCGCAGCACCAATATCTCTGCCCCACGAGTCATCTTCTCCAACGGCAGCTCGACCACTGCGAAGCAGCTCAACACCTCTGCTCGCCAGCTTCTCTTCTCGTTGCAGGAAGCCATCGATCGTGCGACCGCAACCATCGGTACCACGGCTGGCGGCTTGGGCTGGGACATGCAGCTCAAGCGAGTTGCCAACGTCGGTCCTCCGCAGGATCTGAACGACGCCACTACCAAAGCCTACGTCGATCAGGCCGTGAAAGTCCCCGGCCCGATTGGTCCGAAGGGCGATCAGGGCATCCAAGGCATCCAAGGCCCGCAGGGCATTCAGGGCAACCTCGGCCCGGTTGGTCCGCAGGGCTTGAAGGGCGACACCGGCATCCAAGGTCCGCAGGGTGTCCAAGGCCAGACCGGCGTGCAGGGCGAAGTAGGCCCCGCTGGTCCGATTGGTCCGCAGGGCAACTCCTTCGTTCCCGACGTGGTCGCTAACAATGCACTCCGCAGCAACTACAACACCTCCCCTCAGGGCTTCGCATTCCTCGCCATCGATCTCGGCGCACTCTCGTTCAAGAACAGCGCCACGTCTGGCGACTGGTCCGACTGGATACCGTTTGGCCGTGGCCCGACTGGCCCGGTCGGCCCTGAAGGTCCGCGTGGCCAACAGGGTCAGCAGGGTGTGCAGGGCATTCAGGGTGTGCAAGGCGTTGCTGGTCCTATCGGCCTCACCTTCCGTGGTGGCTACGACAACGGCGCAGCCTACGCGCCGCGCGATGCCGTCTACGATCAGGGCTGCATGTGGATCAACATCTCCGCAAGCCAGGGCGAACGTCCTCCGACCCTTCCCACGCTCGACAACGCGCGCTGGACCGTAGGCACGCTGGGCTACAGCGGCAACGCTGCTGGCATCCCGTTCACTCCGACCGGCAGTGTAGGCGCTGCGAACGTGCAAGGCGCTATCGCAGAACTCGACACCGAGAAGTCTGCGGTCGGCCATAAGCACGTCGCTGCTGACATCACCGACCTCGGCACCGCGCTGACCGGCAACGTCAAGTACGACGGCGCGCAGACGCTGTCCGCCGGGCAGAAGACGCAGGCCTTGTCGAACATCGGCGCACAGCCTGCTGGCAGCTATCAGGTCTCGCTCGGCTACACCCCGGTTAACAAGGCCGGTGACACCATGACGGGCAACCTCGGCGCTCAGGACTTCCGAGCCTCGCGCACCGCCTCGACCGGCTACTACTACTTCGGTAGCGGTGCCAACTACATCGCCTACGACGGCACCAACTTCGTCTCGACCAACTGGCTGATCTCTCCCAACGGCAATCGCTACGCCGCTTACAACGAGATCATGGCAGCAGGCACGGCTTACGGCACGTTCGTTACCGCTGTCCGGGGCGTCTACGCTGGTGACTACACCGATCCGTACAACGTGCTGTGCGAAATCGGTAACGCATGGATCACCGGCATTACGACACCTGGCGAGGGCTACAGCGTCTATCGCTATCGCTACGTTCAATATGCAATCAACGGCGGTTGGTACACCGCAGGATGGGCTTCTTAATGACTATCTATGACCACGGCGCGTGGAGCCTTTATGTCCCCGCCGTCTGGCCAGAAGGCCTGCCGACCAACATCATCTTCGTGAAGAGCGATGTTAACGGTGAAGACTGGTACGCCTATGTGCGCGACGGCAACGTCTCGCAGGAGAGCGTGAAGCTGGTCTGCTTCAACGAGGGCGGCCGCTGGATCGTCCGCATCGCCACTGTCGATGCCAGCCGTCTCTTCCCCGAAGGGCGGCGCGTGATCGAGCTGTATGACGGCGACCTCGATAACCCTCAGGCAACCTACGAAGGTATGCAGTATGACCCGGCCAGCAACTCGCTGGTCGAGGCCGCGCCGCTGACCGTCGTTCCCACCTCTGCGTCCAAGCTCGGCCTCAAGCGAGCTTTGGCAGAGTTGGGCCTGTGGGAGACCGCCAAGGCCATGATCTCCGCTGACCCTGCCACGCAGGAAGAGTGGGACTTGGCCATGGAGATCAAACGCACCGACCCCCTGACGCGGGGCCTGATCGCAGCGATGTCCCTCACCCCGGCTCAGGTTGACCACATCCTGATCCGCGCGAAGGAGCTGACGGCGTGAAGGCTTCCCCGGAGCTTTTCCTAGATCCCCTCTCGGAGAAGCTTGCCAACTACGGCGCTGTCGGCGCTGTCGCCAGCCCGTGGTGGCTCCCGTCCGTCAGTGACGTATCTCAGTGGTGCGGCGACTGGCTCCCCATCGTCGGTATGGCTTGGCTGCTGATCCAGATCGGCTTCAAGGTCTACGACCGCTACTTCCGTAAAATCAAAGAGGACTAACACTGCTCAAATTTCTATCCGCATTCCGCTCGGTGGGGAAACCTGCCGGGCTGACTGCGGCGGTGATCGCTCTCGCGCTAACGTCCATCACGGCCTTTGAAGGCTTCCGCTCTGTAGCCGTCCACGACCCTATCGACCCTAAGGGGGTCAATACGGTCTGTTACGGCTACATCGACAACGTGAAGGTCGGCGACCGATACACGAAAGCTCAGTGCGAAGAGATGCTCAAACGAGACATCCCGCGCTACGACGCGATGGTCAAGAAGGCCATCAAGGTTGACATGCCGCCTCACCGGCATGCTGCCATTCTCTCCTTCACCTACAATGTAGGCGGCGGTGCGCTCGCAAAGTCGAGTGTAGCTCGCCACCTCAACAACGGCGATGTGCGCAAGGGCTGCGATGCCCTGCTGCTCTACGTCTACGCGAATGGCGTCAAGCTGCGTGGGCTGGAGAACCGCCGGAAGAAGGAACGCGAGTGGTGCTTAAGGTCTGACTAATGACCCTTCTCTCATTCATCTTCTCACCGCTCGGCAAGTTCATCTCTGCCGTGCTGGCCATCCTAGCCGTCCTCGCCATTGTCTACGGCAAGGGCCAGCTCGATGGTCGAAAGAATATCAAGGACAATATCCGTGTTGAAAGCACCAAGGCCGTTAAGGCCACTGGCGACGCTCGCGCTACTGCTGTTCGCAGGTTCGACAGTGGCGGGCTGCGCAACGATGGCTACCGTCGAGACTAGCAACGTACACGTCGCGTGCGACAGCTTCTCAGCCTTCCGCTGGTCGAAGAACGATACCCGCGACACGCAGCGCCAAGCTGTCGGCCACAACGCCGCTGGCAAGAGGCTCTGCGGCACTAACCATCCCAACTGGAAACCCAATGGCCGGTAAGAAGCGCGCTAAGGATGAGATCCTCGGCGACCTTCACATCAAGATGGCCGAAGTGCTGCTCACCCGCATCAAGTCGCCGGACTGCACGCCAGCCGATCTGAACGCCGCCATCAAGTTTCTCCAGAACAACAAGATCGAAGCGGACACTGTCCCCGACAGTCCCATCGACCGTCTCACCAAAGGCCTGCCTACGTTCAACGACGATGAGCAGGACGAACCACAGGTATCGCACTAATGAACTTCGGTGACGCGCTCGCTGCCCTCAAGCACGGCAGACGAGTCGCTCGCGAGGGTTGGAACGGCAAAGGCATGTTCCTCTTCCTTGTCCCCGGCTCAACCTTCAAGGTCAGCCGCCCACCCCTGCTCGGCATCTACGCTGAAGGGACTGAGATCAACTACCACGCCCACATCGACATGAAGACAGCGCAGGACACTGTTGTGCCTTGGCTCGCCTCGCAGACAGATGTGCTGGCAGAAGACTGGACTATCGTTGACTGACAACCCTCTCGCGAGGGACTTCCGCCTATTCCTCTATGTCCTCTGGAAACACCTGGGTCTCCCCGACCCTACCCCGCTTCAGTACGACATCGCCTACTACATGCAGCACGGGCCTTCGAAGCAATGCATCGAAGCGTTCCGTGGTGTAGGCAAGTCCTTC